AGTGGGACTCAATGACGATGGAACAGCAAAAGACTGCGTTATCTTTTATGACTACCTAAAACTAATGGACAGCGCTGGAATTAGCCAAGACCTAAAAGAGTATCAGGTTTTGGGATTCATGATGACATCGCTGCATAATTTTGCAACAAGATACAAGGTTCCTGTGGTAGCATTTGTACAGCTTAATAGAGACGGCATTACTAAAGAAAGTACCGATACTGCCAGTGGTTCCGACAGAATTATTTGGTTGTGTAGTAACTTCAGCATCTTCAAAAGAAAAACCCCCGAAGAAATATCTGAAGATGGACCTGAGAACGGCAATAGAAAACTTGTGCCTTTGATCTCAAGACATGGCGGTGGATTAGACGATAATGACTATATCAACTGCCACATGAAGGGCTGGTGCGCTAAAATTACAGAAGGTAAAACCAGAATAGAAATCTCTCGTGGTGCTAAAGAACAAAACGATGGCTTTATTGTAGACTCTGAATATGATAACAATGAACAAACAATCCCGTTTGAATGATCAAGCTAAACTCAAAGTTTTGTGTGATCAACTGTGTGATAATATCGAAGATCTTTTGGGTTCTTTGGACGTACAATATAAAAATGGTCCCAAAATGGTATCTATGAGTTGTCCTATCCATGGAGGAGATAATGTAGGAGCATTGAACCTATATACTCAGGGAGACTCCTATAGGGGCAACTGGAAATGTCGCACACACGGATGCGAAAAAGTTTTCAAAAGCTCTATCATAGGGTTTATCAGAGGTGTTATGTCTCATCGTAAGCACGGATGGGAAAAAGATGGAGATAAAACATGTTCTTTTAAAGAAGCCGTTAATTATGCTACTTCTTTTTTAAAGGCTGACCTCAATGATATCAAAATATCTAAATTATCAAGAAATAAGCAATCGTTCACAACTGCTGTTCAATATATTGGAAATAATAAACCAATAATGACGCCCACAGGAGGTATATCTAGAGCAATAGTCCGTAAGTCTTTGGATATACCTGCAGAATACTATTTAAATAGAGGATATTCTGAAGATATACTTAATAAGTACGATATAGGATTTTGTAATAATCCCAAAAAAGAAATGTATAATAGGGTAGTAGCACCCATATATGATGATCATCATGAATATCTGATCGGATGTACAGGAAGAAGCATATTCGAAAAATGTGCTCATTGTGGTTGTTATCACGATCAAAACAATAGTTGTCCAGATAAAGAAAAACGATGGCTTTATCCCAAATGGAAGCATAGCTCAAACTTTAAAAGCCAGAACACCCTATATAACTATTGGTACGCAAAAGATTTTATATCTAAGCTGGGATATGTTATTATCGTTGAGGGTCCTGGTAATGTTTGGAGATTAGAAGAAAACAATATACATAATAGCGTAGCCATATTCGGATCTTCTATGAGCGATAGACAAAAAATTATTTTGGACTCTTCTGGAGCAATGACTATAATAGTCTTAACAGATAATGATGCTGCTGGCAGACAAGCAGCAGAACAAATCAAGGTTAAATGTCATAAAACATATAGAGTGTTTATTCCAACTATTACAGCGTCCGATGTTGGAGACATGACCCAAGAACAAATATCTACAGAAATAGTAGGATACATAGAAAGCAAAATATGAATACAATTATTGCTTTTGCCGGAAGAAAACAATCTGGTAAAACAACATGCGCTGAAGCTATTATTAGACATATCAATCAAACATCTTCACAAGACACTATCAAATTATACAATTTTGCTGATCCTCTCAAACAAGATGTTTGTATTAACATACTAGGATTAACTCATAATCAGTGTTATGGTACTGACGAAGAAAAAAACCAGCCCACAGATCTCGTGTGGAATAAACAAAGATTGTCGGCTAGAGAAGTTATGCAATTTGTTGGAACAGATATTTTTCGTAAAATGAAGCCCAATGTTTGGGCAGATGCTACTGTTGCTAAAATAAAAATAGAAAACCATGATTATGCTGTTATAGCAGACTGTCGTTTTCCAAACGAGGTTGAGGCCATCAAAAATGCTGGGGGGACTGTTATAAAACTAACACGAAACCCACATAATTCTGATCATATTAGTGAAACAGCTTTGGACCCAACAAACTATAATCCTTCAAATTTTGATTACGTGCTAGACAATGTTAATTTGTCTATAGATGATCAAAACTTTCTAACTATACAATACCTAAAAACCATTAAAGTCTTACCATGATTATTGCTTATCTGCGTAGTTCCAGCTATAATACCCACTCTATGTGTGAAATGCAATATTTTTTAGAGTATGTATTAGGTAATAGGTCTCCTTCCGGGAAAAAGGCTGATAAAGGCACAATATGCCATAAGGCATTAGAAATATTAGCTTTTATCAAACTTAATCAACAAAATAATAACGAAACATTTGAAGATGATATAATAGGATTAGTAAACGTTAATACCTACAATTTGGATACTATCATAGACCAAGTATACAAACACTATACATCACAATTTACACATCACACATGGGAGACCAGAGACTACAAGGATTGTCATAGCTGGATTTACAAAGCAATTAATTATAATGATGGTATGTTCGATCCAAGAAACCACCACATAGTTCAGCCCGAACAACATTTTGATATAGAAATTAAGAGACCGTGGTCTGCCTATAAATATGATACTCCAGACGGTGTGATGTCAGGCCATCTGGCAATTAAAGGAACCATAGATCTAATCACAAAGGTTAATGATAACACACTAGAAATCATAGACTATAAAACAGGAAGAAGACTGGATTGGGCAACAGGACAAGAAAAAACTCCAGAAAAACTACAAAATGATCCTCAGCTAAGAATATACCATTATGCAATTCAGCATCTGTATCCAGATATAGATCATGTTATTGTGTCGATTAATTTTATTAACGACGGAGGTATGTTTTCGATCTGTTTTGACAAGTCAGACCTATATCAAACAGAAATGATGCTAAAACAAAAATTTGAAACTATCAAAAACACACAAATACCTAGACTTAATAAGACCTGGAAATGCACTAAATTATGTCATTTCGGTAAAAGCACTTTTGAAAATACCAATATTCTACCCATTATAGAATACAGAGACAGCCAAGTCACGCCCAACGGGCAATTTATGACAAAATGTGAGCAAGTCCATCACGACATTTCTCTAAAAGGCGTTAAAACAGTTATTGACGAATACACTCGCCCAGGTTATACTGTGGGTCAGTACAAAGCACCAGGAAGCGTAGAATGAACTATATACCACTTCACTGCCATTCCATGTTTTCTCTTTTGGATGGACTATCAAAACCTGAACAAATGGCCGATAGGTGCAAAGAGATAGGAGCAACAGCATGTGCCATCACGGATCACGGCAACATAGCTGGAGCGGTTAAGTTTTATCTCGCTATGAAAAAGGCCGGAATTAAACCGATTTTGGGTTGTGAATTATATATTTGCAAAGAACACCCTTCTATCAAAACCAAAGAGAACAAAAAACTAAGTCATTTTATAGTTTTGGCCCAAAATTATCAAGGATGGAAGGATCTAATCAAACTTGTTTCAGAATCAAACAGACCCGAATTTTATTATCATAAACCTAGACTGGATATAAAAACTCTATCAGTCATATCTCATAGTAATTTTATTGGTATAACAGGACATCTTGGTTCAACACTTGCTGACCTTATCATAGAACAAGATCAGCTTGTCGATAACTGGGAAAGAATCGGAATAGAACATATAAATACTTTAAAGTCTATCTTTGGTGATAAATTATTTTTAGAGGCACAATTGATGGATCAAGACAACTTGCCTGTACAAAAAGTATTAACAGAAGCCATTAGAAAACTTGGTAAAAAGACATCAACTAAAGTTATTTGTACGCCAGATGCCCATTACTGCAACAAAGAAGACGCTGTTGATCAAAGGGTTTTATTATGCAACAATCTTAAAACTACTTTTTCTGAGGTCAACTCTAAACTTATCAATAATGAAGATATAGCCATGGGTTGTTTTTTTTATTCTGACAATTATCACATTCTTTCTCAAGAAGAGATGTCGGCATTACATGACACCGTAGAAATAGAAAATACTAACTATGTTGCTAATCTTATTGAAGATTATGACATTATTAGTAAGCCAAGACTACCTCCTTTTAAATGTCCCAATAATATGGACGACGCAGAGTATCTTAGGGAACTATGTCGCCAAGGATGGAAAAAGAAAATAGCTAATGTTATTCCAAAAGAAGAACATCAAAAATATGTAGACAGAATTAAATATGAACTAGATGTTTTGCAGGGTGCTGATCTTAGTAGTTATTTTTTGATAGTGCAGGATATCGTCAATTATGTTAGAGATAACGGGTGGTTGCCTGGACCCGGCAGAGGTAGCGCTGCTGGATGTCTTGTGTCTTATTTGATTGGTATTACTAACATAGACCCCATACAATATAATCTATTGTTTGACAGATTTTACAATTCTGGTAGAAACTCTGCTGACCATATCTCAATGCCTGATATTGATGTAGACGTTCCAATCAATAAAAGAGAACAAATTATACAATATATCAAAGATAAATATGGACAAGACAAAGTTTCTCAAATGGTTACATTCAATACCATCAAAGGCAGAGGGTCATTAAAAGATGTTCTAAGAGTATATGGCAACATATCATTTGATGAAATGAACCAAATCACCAAAAATATTCCAGACGAAGCTAAAATAGCAGACGAGCTTCAAGAAATGAAGGAAGAAACAGGAGAATCATCAATCGTTAGATGGGCATTAGAAAATCAGCCAGATAAGCTAAAAGAATGGTGTTATGTAGACGATAACAACGAATTACAAGGACCACTTGCAAAAAGATTCGAACAGGCTATAAGATTAGAAGGAGTAAAATCCAATCAATCCAAACATGCTGCCGGTATTGCTATTTCAGCAGAGCCTTTATCTGATGTGTGTCCTATGGTTTATGACGCCAAAAACGACCAGCTTATTGCCGGAATGGAAATGCAAGACCTGGAAGCTATAGGGGTTATTAAGTTTGATATATTGGGTATAGCATATTTAGATAAAATCATGTGTATCTCAGACCTATTAAAAAATAAGGAGAGTTAAAATATATGTCAATTAAAAAATTTTTTGATATACCAGTAGGAACAACTTTTACTCTTAATAATGTTGAATACGTAAAAGTTACAGAAGATAGAATTTCGTGCTGCAAGGTTTTAAATGCAGAAACCGTAACAGAACCCAAAACTAAGATTCAGGTTATCCCTATTACAGAAGTTGAAGTTAAAGACTAATGATTAATTACAACAAAATTTGTGTTTTCGATTTTGAAACCGACGGATCTAATCCTTTTGAGTGTAGTCCAGTGCAACTCGCTGCTATTATGATAGATCCGATTAAGTTGGATATTGTTCCTAACTCTGATTTTAATATTTACTTCAAGCCAGAAGTTTTAGAAAAAGATGACAATTACCAGTATACTACAGACATATTAGATTTTCATGCAAAGGTAAAAGGATCATCAAAAGATGATATCTTGCAAGAATGGAAAAAATATCCGTCCCAGGAACATTCCTGGTCAATGTTTGTTAATTATCTAGAGAAGTATCATACCAGAGCATCTAAAAAAAGCCAGTTTTCTGCTCCTATAGCTTCTGGTTACAATATATATCGATTTGATTTACATATTATAGATCGTCTCAGCAAAAAATACGGAAACACCAACAAAGAAGACAGAACAAATCTGTTCTATCCAAGGGATGTTGTTGATATTATGAATTTAGTATTCTATTGGTTCGAAAATAATAATGATCTTAAAAATTATACTCTTGATTCTTTAAGAGAATATTTTGGAATTTCAAAAGAAGGAGCACACGATGCAGCTAAGGATATACAAGATAGTGCAGAAATCTTGATAAGATTCTTGAGACTCCACCGAAATTTGTCACAAAAAATTAAGTTTAAAAACGCTTTTGCTTCATAATAATGATATCTACACAGAACCCCAATAAAAAAAAGAAACTACAATATTCTTGCGGTTGTTCTTTTAATACCATAGATAACAACTCGGATAAAATAGAGTTTGATCCTGTTCATAACCCCATCAATTTTGATTGCTCAAAAACCTGGGCACTTATAGGAGATGGTAATACCAAGGGTTGTTTTCAGCTTGAGTCTAGATTAGGTAGATCTATGGCTAAAAAACTTAAGCCAACAAACATAGAAGAGCTATCTGCCCTAATTAGTATTCTGAGACCAGGATGCTTGGAAGCAGTAAGAGACGGAAAAACTGTGTCCAATCACTACATAGATAAAAAAAATGGCCAGGAATCTATCGACTATTATCATCCAGCACTAGAAGAAACACTTGGCAAAACTTATGGAGAGATGATATATCAAGAACAGGCAATGGAGATCGCAAAAAATATAGCTGGTTTTAATCTACAAGAAGCAGACATGCTTCGTAAAGCTATTGGTAAAAAGAAACCAGAAGAAATGGCAAAAGTAAAATCTAAGTTTTTGAATGGGTCTAAAGAGCTGGGTGTAGTTTCCTTTGAACAAGCAGAAGAAATTTTCGGATGGATAGAAAAAAGCCAAAGATATTCTTTTAACAAAAGTCATGCTGTTTCCTACGCTGTTAATGCTTATCTGTCTGCTTACGCAAAAGCTCATTTTCCTAGGATATTTTTTGCTTCGTACCTAAGATTTGCTAAAGATAAAATTGATCCCAAGGCAGAAATCAAAGAACTGATACAAAACGCCAACTCAATGGATATAGATGTCTATGTACCAGACATTAGAAATATGAATAAATTTTTTGTTCTCAAAAATAGCCATATTTACTTTGGTCTCACAGACATTAAAGGGTTCGGTGATTCTGTATATAACAAACTATGTGAACTTATACAAAAAGAGCATATAGATTTTGATACTGTGTCTTGGTTAGAATTTGCATGTAAAATTTTATTAAATATTAATTCTATATCAGCTAAATCATTGATCAGGTCGGGCTCTTTGTCTTTTCTCAAGAAAAGCAGAACATCAATGCTTTTTGAATATGAACTCCTAGGAAAATTAACCAAAAAAGAAAGCAGTTTTATTTGCGATAGAGCTGATCAATATAAAAATTTAAATGACGCATTGCTGGATTTATTCCATAATCATAGACTAACTAACAAAAGAAGCCAAGTTATTAATACTATTATACAAACCTTTAATAAGCCTCCGTATTCTCTTCAGGACAGCCCGGAATGGATAGCTGACTCAGAAGAAGAAATACTGGGCTGTAGCATCACCTGCTCTAAGGTAGATATGTATGATATCTCTATGACCAATGCAACATGCAAAGACTTTCACAATATGTTAAGTACTGATAATATTATTGTGTGCGGAGAAATAGACACTATAAGTATCATTAAGACAAAATCAGGTAAAAATCCTGGTGCTGAAATGGCTTTTGTTTCGATTAGCGACGGAACAGGAGTGATAGATAGTGTCATTTTCTTTCCGGACGCTTACAAAGAATTTCGAAACATTCTTTTTCAGAACAATGTTATCATTGTCAAAGGAAACAAAACAAAGAGCAAGGACGGACTCGTTGTACAAAAAGCCTATATTCCTAGAACTTGACACAACGTAACGACGGCATATGATAGAATATGTTTGGTTTTTGGATTTTTCTTTACAAGGAGATTTAAACAAATGAATATTAATATTCTGCGCGGTAATTTAGCTAGAGATCCTGAAGTACGTGTTGTAACTATTAATGGTAAGCAAACTTCTGTAGTAAACTTTACTGTAGCAGTCTCTCGCGAGTATACTAAGGCAAATGGAGAAAAGGATAAGGTTACCACATTCGTACCATGTGAAGCATGGGATAGTGGTGCTGAGATTATAGGCGACTCTTTCAGAAAGGGAGACCTAGTAATGGTCGAAGGTTCGCTACGAAACGACTCTTGGGAAAAGGATGGCGTTAAGCATAATTCTTTGAAAGTACGAGTCAATAACTTTTCAAAGATTACCAAGCTCTCAAGAAATCGAACAGATAAAAGCCTAGACAAGAGCGAAGCTGAAACAGTTGCTTTTTAATTATCAATAGACGATAGGACAATAGATGAAAGAGGGGGGTGTTTGGTCGCCCCCCAATTTCTACTCACTTAATAAAGACATGACACAAAACAAAAAACTCAAAATATTAATGGTTTCTGAAGCTAGCTTTTTAAGCTCTGGATTCGGAACTTATGCTAAAGAAATTCTAAGTCGTCTTCATGCTACCAACAAATATGAGATAGCAGAATTTGCTTGTTATGGTAAGGTTAATGATCCTAAAGACCACTCTATTTTGTGGAGATATTATGCTAATGCCGTAGACGAAAATGATCCAAGACACAAAGACTATAACAATTCTTTAGAAAACCAATTTGGTAGATGGAGATTTGAGAGAGTTTTATTGGACTTTCAGCCAGATGTTGTTGTAGACGTTAGAGATTATTGGATGAATTCATATCAGCAATTCTCTCCTTTACGCCCATTTTTTCATTGGGTTCTTATGCCCACAGTAGACTCATCTCCTCAACAAGAAGACTGGATTGACACATTTTTACATGCAGATGCTATTTTTACTTATTCGGACTTTGGTCGTGATACTCTCTTAGATCAAAGCAACAATAAAATTAATTACATATCCACAACGTCTCCTGGTGTTGATCTCAATATTTTTCATCCGATCCCTAACAGAGACAATCTTAGACAATCCCTCGGTATTGCTCCAAATAGTTTTGTGATCGGATCAGTTATGCGTAACCAAAAACGCAAATTAATTCCAGAGCTATTTTCTGCTGTTAAGTCTCTTATCAATAATCTTTATCAGCAAAATAATGATTTAGCTAACAATATTTATATATACTTACATACTAGTTATCCGGATGCTGGTTGGGATATACCTCAGCTACTAAAAGAATATGAGATAGGAAATAGAGTTTTATTCACTTACTCGTGTAAGAGTTGCGGATTTTTTAGACCAAAACTTTTCAGCCACCCCGTGACATATTGCCCTAAATGCGGCAATAGATCTCTTTCTATGCCAAATGTAAGTAATGGATTGACACAAGAAAATCTCAACCAAGTTATTAACTGCTTCGATTTATATGTACAATATGCTATATGTGAAGGCTTCGGTATGCCACAGGTGGAAGCAGCCGCAGCAGGGGTGCCGATAGCATCGGTAGACTATAGTGCCATGTCTGATGTTGTTAGAAAGCTTAACGGATATCCAGTTCGTGTCAATCAATTCTTTAAAGAACTTGAAACTAAAGCGATACGAGTTTATCCAGACAATGAGCATCTACAACAGATTATTGTCGACTTCATCTCTTTGCCCGATATTCTGAAACAACAAAAAAGACACGAAACAAGAAAATTAACAGAAGAGCATTATAACTGGGATAATATAGCTAAACAATGGGAAAATTATTTTGACCATATAACACTGAGTGGTATGCAAGGCAGGTGGACATCTAATCTTCCACTAATGAACAATATCAATAATTTGGATGGAGACAATGCTTACGACATCATAACCTCTGCTGTCTCTACACATATGCCACAACACCAGATCATAAGCTCCATGTCTCTTTTGAATATGCTCAAAGATACTGATTACGGATTTACTCTTAATGGCTTACAAATTCAGCCATATGGACTAGAACAGGTAAAGAATTCGTTAAATGTGATGATCAATAACCATAATACTGCCATACAAGCAAAAAATAATCTTGAATCACTCTCTCCAGAAGACTATATCTCTTACGCACATATGAAAGACAACACTAAATGAACGCTTTGTTTATCGGGCCATATAGACAAAATGATGGGTGGGGAGCCGCTACTAGAGATTACATAAGATCTATAGCAACACAGACAAAAAATCTTTCTATTCGTCCAATCTATCTAGCTAATAACTTAATAGAAAAACTAGATGATGATTTGTTATCATATGAAAACTCTATATATAAAACATATGATGTTGTTTTCCAAAAAACATTACCCCATTGCTTGGTGCCGCAAAATATTACTCCTAAAAATGTTGGTATATTTACTCTAGAAACCAATAATATATCTCACTCGAATAGTATACATTTGATTAACAGAATGAGCGAAATTTGTGTTCCATCCAACCAGGAGGCACACAGCCTTAAAATCTCTGGAATTAAGATTCCGATTAGAGTTATATCTCAATCACTAGATACCGAAACAATAAAAAACTATATATCCAATAATACCCAAAAGCCATTTCCTTTCGATATTATCACATCTAGATCATTCAAATTCTATACAGTGGGTGAGTATATAGACAGAAAAAATTTATTAGATATTGTGTTAGCTTTTAATTTAGCTTTTGATATAAACGATAATGTCAGTTTAATTATTAAAACGAATAAGCCAGGACTTAATCACCAGCAGTCATATCAATCTATTATGCAAGACATAGTTGATCTTAAAAGAAAAATGAACATCGGCTCCATAAACAACAAAGAAGTGGTTATTACACATAGACTTTCTGACAACGACATTATGTCTCTACATGACTCGTGCGACTGTTTCGTGTCTGCATCAAAAGGCGAAGCATTTTGCAGGCCGGCGGCAGAAGCTCTTTGTTTCGGTAATGTTCCTATAGTTACAGATCATACTGGAATGATAGACTTTATAAACAACCAAAATGGATTTATAATTCATAGTCATAAAACTCCTGTAGTGACATCAGAAAGAACACTGTCCAATGATTTCGATATATATAATGCTCATGAGTACTGGTATCAGCCAAATATTTACTCTATGATAGAAACCATGAAAAAAGCCTACCATATGTATCGTAAAGATCAAGATGCTTGGCAAGCTAAAAGACAAGCAGGACTATCATCCATAGAAAAGTTCTCTTACTCACAAATAGGACAGAATATATGCATCTAAGTTTATCTATGGTCAATGTACTTCATCAAACATTATCAGATACCATCAATACCATAGTAGAACCATCTGCTACTATTTTTGATCATATAATGTTTTTGGTTAATCCGAAGTATAATTTTTATGTCATTCATCCAGACGATACGAAATACAATACTGATAATGCTAAATCCTTAATTACATCATATGTTGATCTATATGGTTATAATCTTTATATCAGCCAAAATCCAATGAGTTATGTACAAAATAATTTGGCTCAAATTTTTCATATCAATAGTCTACTAATATTTCATACTTATAAGCCCAATAATCTTAAAAAAGAAGACAGGGCTATTATCAATAGCAAAATACATAAGCACACAAAGATATTTTTTGATGCTAACCAACTCAAAGATTGGCAAATACAAAATAAGACTATGGTTATGCCGTACGGCGTACCATTAAATCATATTTCTTATAGTACACAATGCTCAGACAGAACCAAAGACGTACTTATTGTAGGAGATAATCAAAATGTTGTTAACAGAGCTTTACATCGAGCTTTTACCGACAATAATTATTCTTGCGATATTAGTGGACTACATCTTCCAAATATCGCAGAAGCAAATACTGTGCTTAATCGATATAAAATCGTGATCGACCTAAATAATAATGGATGGATAAATTGTTTATGTGCAGTTGCAGCAGGGTGCTACGCTATACATAGCACTCAACGAACATCAGCTATGGAATCAGCTGTTTTTGCATCATCACTAGAAAATATCATAGCATCTACACAACAGCTGTTACAAGAATATGACTCAATAGACCATCTAAACAGAGTACAAAACGACAGATTATTTCTTAGAGACAACCATAATTTTGAATTATTCCAAAACAGTATGTCCAACGTAATAGAACATTTATCGCATCAAGAGGTATTTACCATATGATACAAGAAATTAACGTTATAGCACACCCTAGTCAGTCCGTAGAAGGATATCAAAATGTTCCTCTAGATCAACTAGGGGGCATAACTAACGGATTTGTTAGAAGTATCATTTGTAATTGTTTAGACTATCTACCTTTTGAACAAAGACAGGTCTTGTTTTCAGAACTAATCAATAAAATATGCATAGATGGCACTTTGACTTTACGATTCTTAAATGCTAGTTTATTACCAAATAAGATTACATCTGGAGATATTACTGGAGAAAAGTTGTCGGAGATTATCTCCAATATATCTTCGTGCTGGTCGGAAAATGAATTTCAGAGGGTAGTGCAGCAGCTAAATAATTGTAGTATATCTAAACTATTTTATGAACAAGTCTATACCGTTGTCTCTATCCAAAAGACTAAATGAAAACTTTATGTTGTGTAATGTCCTATGAGATTACCAAAGGAATGAAATCTCGTGGACCAATAGGACTACTTAAAAAAAATAACAAGTCTGAAGAGCTTATTCTTAAACAAATCGACTCTTTAAACTCACTATTTCTCAACAATGATATTTGTGTAGTTACTGGGTTTGGTTCAGAAAAAATACAAAAAAGAATACCCACAAATATTTCTGTCATTGTTAATGATAAATTTAATCAAGCCAATCAGATGTATGCATTGAAATTATTTCTCAATACCATACAACCAGAAACAAATTATGAGGGCGTATTCATTTTAACCTCTAATATTATCATTAAACACCTTAAGTTAAACGATCTCAATAAGTCATGGATTCTAACAAAAAACAAAAACAATCGCACAAAAGATGAAGCTTTATTAGGTGTTGGACTAGACAGCACAGCAAAAATCAATACTATATTCTATAATCTCGGAACGCTACTGTGGTGTAACGCTGTCTATCTGTGTAAAAAAGATGTTGAGATCATCAAAAATAATTTAGATAAGTATTATGACAATATGTTTCTATTTGAAATGATAAATAAATCTATTGACGAATATCATTTAAACATTGGAATCAACACACTATATAGCAATAACGACTGTATTATTATCAGAGGACCCAAAGATAAGCACAAAATCATATGAGCAAAACCATACTGGTACATCATACTAATAATCCATTATATCGATCTATGATAAAGTATCTATTCTCTTTGCAAGGAGAATCATACCAGACGGATATACGACCACTACACACTAAATTGTTCGAGTCTTTTCATAATGTGAAACCAACAGCGGTATTCTTGCCTGCTGCAGAGTATACTCAGGAATTTCACGATTTTATTACGGAACACCACAAGAATACATCAATTGTATTGTTAATAGACCAGCCTATTGATCACCAAGAACTATTAAAATTTTGGAGAGACACACAAATTAAGATTGTTGTTAACGAACGGTTTGCTGCTCAATATACAAACAACAAATCACTATTATTTAGTCACTTGTATGATTCTGAAATTTTTCAACACTATGGTCTTGAAAGAAACAATAAGGTTGCGGTTATATTATCACACGACAACAATAAAAACAACGAGATATTATCTAGTTGGCTATATCCGGAACAACCTAAATCAACGCTGGTTTTATTTAATAATCCAGAGTTTAAGCATCCTCAAAATATAGGTATTTTTAATAATTCTGACCTTAGTATAGTACTGAATACTTTTTCTCACTTAATAGACATTGAAGATAATTTTGCGGTAGAAGCACAAGCATGTCAAATTAGCAATCTAGAATTTTCTAGTATAACAGACATTTTAGACACAACAACATATACTCAAAAACCACATCCGATCAGTTCTGAACAACTGGAAACACATTGTTACAGGACTTTTGTGTCAACGAAACTCATATCTTTTTTAAGCTAGGACTTTATACATGAATATCGGTTTTTACTTATTAGATGTAGATATGTCTGAAAAATGTAAAATTATCTTGCAAGCAATCAATGATTATTGCAAAAACAACAGACAAAATAATGTTGTATTATTTAATAACCAATTTAATGCTGTTGATCTAGATCCCCAATATTACATACTACATCTGAATCAGGCAAAGTTTTTTAAAGGCTTACTATTTGTTTTCGGCACTAAGCCAGCTCTGTTAACAAACTCCTTTCCTTGTGCTAAAAAACAAATAATTTACATGACCGAACCAGAATGGTCAGCTCATCCAGAATTGCCATTTACTGTGTGGTCAAATATCTATCTTAATGATAGCACAGAACTACTAACAGATAATCTTGATACTTATAATTTAATGAATATATGCTGGAAGAAACCGCTGTCCCTAATTAAGTCTTTTGACGCTGAGGCTATTAATAATGTCATACAAAGCTTATAATTCTTATAGTGATCAACAAAAACGAGAACTTATTAAAGAGCTTTATCTTAAAGATAAAAAGTCTTTTCAAGATATCGCTGATCTGTTATCGACTTATCCAAATAAAATTAGAAGAGATGCAATCAAAATGGGTATACCCATCAGAGACAAGAGTGCAGCACAATCTAATGCTCTGTCCTCTGGTAAACATAAGCATCCGACAAAAGGTACAACGCGCCCAGATACTACGAAACACAAGATAGGCTTAGCCGTAATGTCTTCTTGGGATAATTTATCGAAAAAAGAAAGAAAACAAAGGCAAGAAAACAGCAAACAACTTTGGAATAATTTGGACGAAGAAGAAAAAAAACATAGGCTTAGCTTAGCCCATCAAGCGGTTAGAGATAGTAGTAAGCAAGGATCAAAGCTAGAAAAATTCTTATTAGAAAAACTGTTATCAGATGGGTACAAGGTTGATTTCCATAAAGAGCAAATTTTGTCGAATACGAAGTTGCAGATAGACCTATTTCTTCCTACTATGAGTATAGCCATAGAAGTCGATGGTCCTTCTCACTTTTTGCCCGTATGGGGAGAGGACACTCTACAAAAAAACATAGAATATGATCGTAAAAAAAATGGACTTATTATAGGTAAGGGACTAAAATTAATTAGGATCAAGCAAACACACGATTTTTCTATGGCTAGATCGCAAGAAGTCTATCTTAAACTGATAGGCGCAATTAAGGAAATGAAAAATAACAAAACTATTACTAATCTGGATATAGAGGACTAAAATGGCAAAAAATAGCAAGAACCAGGAAGCGGACAACAAAAGCACAGAAGAAACCACAAAAGTAACACCTAATGATTTAGGGTGGACAGACTATGTTTTGTCTTTATTGTCGGATGATGAAAAGATAATGGGTAATCCCACAACAGACGGTCTTAGGAGAGTATTTGAAATAGCCTTAAACTGCCACATTGTATCATCTACAAGTAATGTGATACAAAGCCCTGACCCGTCCAATGAAAAAAGGGCCACCGTAGTTCACTCTATATCGTACTGTTTAAACGACACCTCTCTGGAGGCCAGGGGTTTAAATATTGTTTCAATAGACGGCTCTGCTGACGTATATTGGGGTAATTGTGACAAAATCTATCGTAATCATCCCGTTGCTGTTGCAGAAACAAGAGCAGAAGGTAGAGCTTTGCGTAGAGCATTAAAGTTACGCAAAGTAGTAGCTGCAGAAGAATTGGCCAATAATATAGAAGATCATCCAGATGCTAATAGCGTATCGAAAATTAGTAGCAATCAGATCAATTTTATGGACGTTTTATCCAAGAGACTTAATATAAATACAATATCCTTATTAAAGGGTCTTGACTTGGAGTTTGACACCATATATAATATATCTCATGAGGGTGCTGTTTCGGCTATACAAAAATTAACCAAATATCAGCAAGATATATCCTCTATTCCAAATGAACTGATAGGATACCAGGATAACTGGAAATAATTATGAAAGTAATATACAAACCAAATGATAAGCTACAGTTTGAATTAGAAGGTTCTGGACAAAAAGAAATTTTTAAAGAATTAGCTATTATCCAAGAAGTTTTTTCGGAAGAAAAGTGCGGTCTGTGCGGCAGTACAAATTTTAGGTTTGTTGTTAGAAATGTGGATGGAAATGATTATTATGAATTGCGATGTCAAGACTGTGGAGCTATTTTAGCTTTTGGTCAACATAAAAAAGGTGGTACTTTATTTCCTAAGCGTAAAGATGACAACAATAATTGGCTAGATCACGGCGGTTGGCACAAATGGCAAAAAGAACACGACAACAAAAAATCATAAGTTGTTTAGATAAAATAGTATTATACGGATACGATAATGGCATCTGGCCTAGTCTTATTATCCATACTGTTTTACTAACAGTGTTGGCTCTGATGTGTGGTTCTATTGAACCGCCCAAGCCTATCGCTATAGAACTTTCTTTTACAGACTCGGATATTGAGGAACCAATCAAAGATATAGCAGTAGGGATAATGCCGTCTCTGCAAGAATTGTCTTCTACTGTAGACGCTCTATCGGATGCACAAAGCAAGAATATTGATGATAGCGAAGATATTCCGTCTGCGGAGATAGAAAATATCAACGTTCCTTCGGTCGATACAGAACAATCAATAACTTATACATCGATTGCTGATATTGATAGCCTATTAACAAAAATAGACATTGAGAATGAATCACAACCCATCGAAAATGCTCAACAACAAGAATCGCCCAATATTACTACATCTAATAATAATGTAATATCAGATATTATAGGTTCTTTACAACAAGGAATAGACAGTAACAATACAGCTGTTGGAAGAGCTTCAAGACATAATAATTCAGGCGGCGACATAGAAGGCAGGCTATCAGCATATGGTGCAAAAACAGGGGACGTTCAAATATCTTTAGCGTGGAATACAATAGATGATATCGATTTACATGTAAAATTTACTCCCGGTAACGGAATAATAGATAACATAGATTGGACTAATAGAATTGGCAGACTATCTAATGGTATGCTAGATATTGATATGAATGCTAATAGTGCTGCTATGTCACAATCTCCCATAGAGAACATTTTTTGGCCTCCGGGCTCATCTCCACACGGATTTTTTGCTGTTTATGTCCATTTTTTTAGATCTTGGACAGGTAATCAAAAAGTGCCTGTCGTTGTTAGAATAAAAAACGGTAACAAAATAGAACAATTTACCGTCGTTGCTCAATTATATAGTAATCCTCAGATTGTAAAGCAATTCTCCTACCCTCTAAATAGGGTCAAAGGATTCTAGCTTTTAATTGGACCCCATTTATTAATTGGACAACTAGCGTTACGATGCGCTAATTTATTTTGATAATTAGCTTCTCTAACTATTTTACATCCACATAACATACAAGCATTTTCTTTAAAGTGCTCGCAACTATTGCATATTGTTAATCTGCTATTTATTTCTTCTTGAGAACATAAATTATCTTCTTTATTTTCTTGTTCTTTCTCTGCTTGTGCTGCCATTGATCTTGCTATTAGTTCGTTTTCTGCAAATTGGGCTAGATCAACCCCAGCAGGAATATCTTTGTTTTCAGCTACTTGTCCTGTTAGCTGGTTATAAGTCATATCTGCTAATTTTTGTTGTTGTTTAAAACACAATATTTTTATTTCAGGACTATCTAATCCCAGGGTAATACCGCACTCTTTACATGTATATACTTTTTTATTATTGAACTGCTTACCAGTATATTCAAAATTACAATACATATTTTATACCCATACTTTTCCTGTTTTAGCTGATAAAAATTGAGATCTCATATCTTGCGTTGACCAACAATACCAATCCGCAGCAGCACAAGGCATAGGCGGCTCTTGCCAATTTGGGTCTAATCTGTGTAGGTTATACCTATAATAACTAGATATACCATCTGTACAACCGTTGTCTCTAATATAATTTTCAGTTAATACAAATGTGGCTGGTATGCTAGGTGGTCTCGGATAGAACCACGCACCCCAACCCCACCAATCACCCCATCCCGGTAGAGTAAACCACGATGGAAAACCGAGACTCCAACACTGAAATTGTCCGGCTCTGTTTATTTGACCAAGAAAATCCCAACCACCACCATCTGGAGGAGCTTCTGGTAAAGTTAGGTCTGGTATATCTCCATCCGGGTTTACGGTTCTAGCTCCAGCACAAACCGTCCCCTCTGGCTTGAGTACATCTTGTATCGTTTTTGGCCTAATATATTCATATTCATAGTAAGCCACCACTACATTAACATACCATTCTTCTACTTCAACGCCTGTTTTCCCCGCTGGTCTAGCTTTAAATGATTTGAAAGAGTAAGTTTTATATTGAGGCACGGAATTACAAGAACCAGGCACAATACCGTGTATAATGTCTTCTTCTGGTATGTGTACATTTTCCAAACATCGACCACCCTGAGAGTAGCTTTCGTCTATAGAAGCTTTCCATTCATTTAATTGTTCAATAGCTGTTGGTCCTTCAACCATAGCAGGAACAGCAAACTCGCAAATCATTTGACCTAAAGGACGATGCGTTCCTTCTCCTACTGGTTGTCCACCACAACCGCCCTGGAACCATCTATCTATTGGCACCTCAGTAGGAGTAGACTGTGAATAACTCATTGATCCTAAACAAGCAAACCACTCAAATCCCCCAGAACACTGTTTGTGTAAACTGGATCCGGCGCCATAGCATGGTGGACAACAAAAACCCTCACCACTACCAAAACAACAACTATTGGTGCAAGCACCTTCTTCTGATTCGCTAGTAACACCTATATTAATTCCTGGCTTAGGATTGATAACCCCATATACAAATGTACCGATAATACATTTTCTTTTTTCTTTTATTGTAGCATAAGTTTGTTTTTGTTCAGGTATATCTATTTTTAGTGGTGGCTGATTACAAGGAGAACATTCTGAACTAATAGATTCTTGAATAACAAAATCAGAAGGCAAACTATTGACGGTAATATATGGACAAGCCCCATTAAAATCCACAATAGCGCAATTAGAAGCGGTGCCCTCTTGCGATATAGTTGCTGGATCGTATGCTGAGGGTCTCCTCATAACAATTCTAGTATCTGGATAAGTAATTGTTACAGAATAATTATTGTAGGTTATCGTACATAGATTTGTTGGACATAATGGATTATATGGATCAAGTTCTTTGAGTGTTTTTCTATGATAAATATTTTTTACGGTAGCTGGACTACGTAAACATCTACGAATAACACATGTTTCAGTCCATGGTCCCCCTGAAATATAAGTGCCACAATAAGCTCCACATCCTTCACATTTTCCAAAAACGTCAATAATCAAGTATGAACATCTTGGACAAGCTCTTGGTCCCCAGCATCCTCTAGCAATACCGGGGGATGCAGGAAATCCACAGTCATAACCAAATGTTTCGTACGTTTCTATAGCTTCTGTTACAGGGGCGATGGGATCAAAATGATTTTCTCTATATGTATGTCCATACAAAGTAAAATTATTACGACATACAGAAAAATTATATTCAAAATCTTCTCCTTGTGTTTCTACTAGTGTCTCTTTGCAAGAAGCGCACTCTGAGTTTCTATTACGTCTACAATATGCATATTGAAAATCTTGACACTCATCAAAATTAGCAGTACATCTAGAAACAGCAGTTCTGGGCTGGTATTGAATATATGGTGGAAAAATCATGGTTGCTTGATAGAATCCCGGAGTCCATGTTTCTCCGGTAGTTACAGAAACATCTTCGCAATTGTCTGGAGGCCCACGCCAATCCTCTCCAACCTTAACCGCAGAACCAAAAGCTCCCCAGTTGTAAGTTGCCCTAGTTGTTCGTGATCCAACTTTAATAATAGTTTCATTGTCCGAAGATGGCTGCGGAGCACTACTATTATTTTCTGTGACTATTAGACTATTCTCCTGATACTTTTCTGTATAAATTTTTCCATATATAGGCTGATTATTAAGTGTTCCTTGCAAAGCAATAATGGTTTCTGTATCTGTTTCCTCTCGTACAATAGTAAGATCTATAATTACTGATCCTATAGATATATTAATATTTTTACCAACAGATAATATACCATCAATAGATAAAGTGCTACTATAAATTAAATTATTAGGAATAATAGAGCGATCATAGTTATATAAAATTTGATCATAAATATCTTTTGCTGTAATTTTAGGTTCACTATAAGACAGCAAATCTCTGATAGTTAATGTTTTATTTTCTTGAAGCAGAATATCTTTATTAATAGGAATTTTTTCTCCGTACATTATTCTAAACAATATTTCATTTGCCATATCATCTGTTTGTTTGATCAATAAAGGATGATCATCTACTGTAGTCAGATTGTTTTGGAATCTACTGTCTATTGTACTAAACCTCAAATTTAGAGGCCTGAGCATATCAGCAGAGCAACTATTTGTTGAATCCAACCATGAATCTGGTTCAATTTCGAATCTTTTTATTGTGGTTACTGATTTTGTACCAAATGAATTATAGTTTCCGGCATCATAAGATATAATGTATGGAATACCATCAGATACAGAACGCAATGATAGGGTTCTGTTTTTTGCTATTTTAAATTCCGAGGTCAGATTTACAGATCCTATATTTTTAATTTCGCACGGTTGTTGACCACATCTAGTGGGATCATCGGTGTCGCAATAAATGGGATGACTATAAAAAACTTGTTTTCTAATCTCTGTAGTGGAACCCATATTAGAGGGTAAAAAAGAATTACTTGTGGAAGATAGTGCGCTTATACGTGCAGAAGGATTAAAAACTCTATAACAATTAGCAGACTCTTCTTCGTCTATTACGGAAGTTTTGTTGGTTTTATTTAACCAATAAATCGGATCGTCTATACGCAAAGTAGTAGAATAAATTGTTTGAGTAGGAACGAAAGCTGAAACCAGCTCGGTGTCCGAAGGTAAATTGATCCAAAATTTTCTATCACTACTAGCATTGGGATCAATAAAACTACCCCACTGATAATCATCGGGCAACTCATTATACAACGAGGTTGTTTTGATTGTTCCAGAAATGGGTTTGGTGGAAGATTTTATTAAGCTATTTAATGAAGATATAATAGGTGAACCACTTGTTGTAGAAAGCAAATTAATATCCATAAAAGGCAGATAATTATGATAATTTTCTAAATTAGTACTATAAAATTTATTATTATAGTCAGTATTATAC